GGCTACGGTCTGGGCTGGACCGGAAGGTGGACCGGGCGAGGGAGTGAGTGTGGACGCGGGTGTCTGGTATGATAAGAACGGTGATATCCATGTGAAGTTTTCGACTTGCGGTGTCATCCCCCATGTCGCGTTTGGCACTGATCTGGTCATCAACCCGAAAACCGTCGAGGATCTAGGCAAGCCAACGGCGGACGACAAAGCGTTCGCCAAGGGTTTGACTCAGGGATTGACGCTTGGTATTTCAGATAAAGCTCCACCAGTGATCACGCATACCGTTGCTACTCTACATAAGGTTGCGGACGATCTTGGGAAGCTTATTTAGGTGGATTTAGCCGTCATTTCCAGCCAGCTAGGCGTTCTACCGCTCGACCGACAGAAAGAGATCTTGGATCTTCTGGAGGAGTTGGATAAGGCGAGAGATCGCGAGGCTGCCCACTCTGATTTTCTCATGTTTGTGCGGCGTGTTTGGCCTGCGTTCATAGAGGGTGAACATCATCGGGTCATGGCAGATGCGTTCAATCGCATAGCGGAAGGCGAGCTAAAGCGGTTGATCATCAATATGCCACCTCGTCACACTAAATCGGAGTTTGCATCTCATCTTTTCCCTGCGTGGTATCTGGGCAAGTTCCCTGACAAGAAGGTCATTCAAACGTCTCACACGGCTGAGTTGGCCGTGGGCTTCGGTCGTAAGGTCCGTAATCTGGTGGGCAGTATTGATTACAATCATATTTTTCCTGGTGTCGCACTGAGTGCAGACTCAAAAGCTGCTGGTCGCTGGAACACGAACAAGGACGGCGACTACTTCGCTATCGGCGTAGGTGGTGCTGTCACGGGTAAGGGTGCGGACATTTTGATTGTGGACGATCCACATTCTGAGCAGGAAGCGGCACAGAACGATCCATCCGTATACGATAAGACGTATGAGTGGTATACATCTGGCCCACGTCAGCGGCTACAGCCTGGTGGCGCGATCTGTGTGGTGATGACCCGCTGGTCGAAGAAGGATTTGACGGGTCAGATCGTCAAGGCGTCGATAGAGAGGGGTGGCGCAGACGAATGGGAGATCATCGAACTGCCCGCGATCCTGCCTAGCGGCAATCCGTTATGGCCTGGATTCTGGCCGAAAGAGCAGCTAGAGGTCTTACGCGCAGAGCTTCCAATATCGAAGTGGAGTACCCAATATCAGCAAGACCCTACGTCCGAAGAGTCCGCTATCATCAAGCGCGAATGGTGGAAGGACTGGACTAAGGGCAAGCCACCGCAATGCGATTTTGTGATTCAGTCGTGGGACACGGCGTTTTTGGCTAAAGAAACAGCCGATTACAGTGCGTGTACGACCTGGGGTGTGTTCTATAATGAGGACAAGGAAGCGAACATCATCCTGTTGGACGCTTTACAGGAACGGTTGGAATTCCCTGATTTGAAGAAACGCGCTTTTGATATGTACAAGGAATACGAACCTGATGCGTTCATAGTCGAAGCCAAGGCTGCGGGCACCCCACTCATTTTCGAGCTTCGTCGCATGGGCATCCCGGTCGCGGAGTATACACCGAGCAGGGGTCGCGATAAGGTAGCCAGGGTCAACGCCGTATCGGATCTGTTCAGTAGCGGTCATGTCTGGGCACCAAAGAAAAGGTGGGCAGAGGAAGTCATAGAGCAGTTTGCTGCCTTTCCTACTGGGGACCATGATGACTTGGTTGACTCATCGACTCAGGCGTTGCTAAGATTTAGGCAGGGTGGCTTTGTCAGCTTGGGCAGCGACGAGCCATGGGGTGAATTGGTGCCTAATCGTAAGGCGGATTACTATTAGCTATTTACAGCACGACACCCTAGCGTTTGCAGGCGAAGTTCCCGTCTGTAGTGTGTGTGGCGAGGAAACAAAAATAGGTGGCCTGTGGTCGGGGCACGAGGCTATTGTTGTTTGTAGCCACTCTTGTGCGAAGAAAGTAATACTGCTTGCCCTCGACACAATTTCTAGTGCTGATGGCTCTATATCATATGCAGAGTGGATGAAGCTGGCGGATAAGTCCTATGATCGGTGGGAACGATACAATGAGTTACACCATGAAAGACATAGGGATTTTGTCGATTCGCTATGTCCTGGGTGTCAAGTGAAACTAAACGAGAGACGCTTCAGTTTCAGGGATCATCCCCGGTATCCGTCCTTTCCCCCGCCCTGTCTAGGCTGCGACCACCCTACGAAACCGGATATGAGTTATGCCGATAGATAAGTCTCTGGAAGGGTTATTCAGTCAGGATGATTTCGATGTGGGGCCAGAAGGATTCGTCGTTGTCGAGGAGGAGGAAGCTCCCGGTGAAACGCTGGTCACCGAACTGGAAGATGGTGGAGTAGAGATTGATTTCGATCCGCTGTCCGATTTAGATAGCATCAAGACGGAGTTCTCCTCTAATCTTGCAGAGGCTGTAAGCGACAACGAATTGCGAACAATCGCGGTTGATTTGATCGGCAAGTTCAGCGCAGACAAAAGTAGTAGAAGCGATTGGGAAGAGACCTATAAGGAAGGTCTCGACAATCTAGGGTTGGAGATCGAAGATCGTACTACGCCGTGGGCCGGAGCTTGCGGCGTTTTTCATCCCATGTTGTCCGAGGCAGTGGTACGCTTCCAGAGCGAGACGATTCAGGAAATCATCCCTGCCAAGGGTCCGGTTAAAACCCAGATATGGGGGGTAGCGAGCCTAGAGCGCGAGCAACAAGCGAAGCGTGTTCAGGATTACATGAATTATCAGCTTCTGGAGGTGATGACCGAGTATCGTTCGGAAACCGAGAAGCTGCTGTTCAGCCTACCGCTCGCCGGGTCTGCGTTCCGCAAGATCTATTTCGATCCGTCGTTAGGCAGACCGACTTCGATGTTCGTGCCAGCCGAAGATTTTGTTGTCGCGTATAACGAGGCTGACCTGGGACAGGCAGAACGCTATACCCATGTAATGGCGCGAAGCACAAATCAGGTGAAGAAGCTTCAGGTCAGCGGCTTCTATCGTGATGTGGAGTTGACGACATCGCATATCGAAGAAAATCCGATCACAAAAAAATATAACGACATCGGTGGTGTCACTCCCTCCTACCAAAGCGACGAGCGGCATCAGCTTCTGGAGATGCACGTCGATCTCGACCTTCCGGGCTTTGAAGACCCGGATGGCGTGGCACTCCCTTATGTCATCACCATCGACAAGGCCAGCGCCACTATCCTGTCTATTTACAGGAACTGGCTAGAGGACGACGAGAACAAGGCGAAGAAACAGCATTTCGTACATTACGGGTATGTGCCCGGTATAGGCTTCTATAATCTTGGTCTGATCCACATGATCGGTGGTTTAGCCAAATCAGCAACGAGCTTATTGCGACAGTTGGTCGATGCGGGCACACTCTCCAATTTGCCTGGGGGACTCAAGACTCGTGGACTCAGAATCAAGGGCGACGACACGCCGATCATGCCGGGAGAGTTCAGGGACGTTGATGTGCCGGGTGGGGCGATACGCGACAATATCACCTTCCTTCCTTATAAGGAACCTTCTTCGGTCCTTTACCAGTTACTGGGTAACATCGTGGAAGAGGGCAGGCGCTTTGCGTCGATGGCGGACCTCAAAGTAGGTGATATGAACCAAAACGCTCCCGTTGGCACCACGCTTGCCATCATAGAGCGGACAATGAAGGTGCAGTCAGCGATCCAAGCGCGGATTCACGCGAGCCTCAAGCAAGAATTCAAGATATTGGCCGCGATCATCCACGAGTATACCGATCCGAGCTATCCATACGAGACGGATGCCGGGGAGGATATCAAGGCAGAGGATTTTGATGATCGGGTAGACGTGGTTCCGGTATCGGACCCGAACGCTTCTACGATGGCACAACGGATTATGCAGTATCAGGCAGCACTACAGTTAGCCGCGCAAGCGCCTAATCTGTACGATCTGCCGTTGTTGCATCGTCAGATGATGGAACTGATCGGTATATCGAATGCGGACAAGATCGTGCCACAGCCTGACGATATCCCGCCGAAAGATCCAGTCACCGAGAATCAGGACATCCTCACACAGGCACCTGTCAAGGTCTATCAGTACCAAGATCACGAGGCCCATATGCGTGTCCATATGGCACTGAAGAATGATCCGCAGATCGGCCAGGAAATGCAGAACAGTCCTGCCGGTGCCGCGATCAACGGTGCGCTCGACTCCCATGTGCGCGAACATCTGGCGTTTATCTTCCGTTCGCAGATCGAACAGGAGCTTGGCATCGAATTGCCGCCGATAGATGAGCCGCTGCCCGAGGATGTTGAGAAGCGCCTGAGTACGTTGGTGGCGGACGCAGCCGATCAGATGCTGGGCAAGAAACAGCAGCAGCAGCAGGCCGCCGAGAACGCTGAACAACAGCAAGATCCGATTATTCAGCAGCGCGAGCGTGAGCTTGGAATCCGCGAGATGGACGTTCAACGCAAACAGCAAGCCGATACCGCCAGGCAGCAGATTGACCAACAGAAGATTGCGGTCGGATCAGAGCGTGACGCGGCTGAACTCGCACTCGAAAGAGAGAAGCTTGAGAGCAAGCATCAGATAGATATCGCTGCGTTGTCGCTTGAAGAAGCGGCACTGAAGCTCAAGGCTGAACAGGATAATCAGAAGTTTGAGGCGTCACAGGAGTTAGAGGGCGTCAAACTGGGCAGGGAGATGGCTAAGGATCAGGAGAATGAGTGATAATGTCCTAGTTTTGCTCAGAAAAAAGCTTGACGACGAGTTGTTTGGTTTGTCGGATTATCTAGCAGGTGGTGCTGCTAAAGATATAGAGGAATATCGGAGAATATGTGGGAAGATAGAGGCTTTAAGGTGGTTTCATCTTGAGATACTGGGGTTGGAAAAGAGACTTGACGAGTTTTAGTTGTTGATGAGCAGTAGAAGTGCCACCGCTCCTTGGGAGCGCAAATTTAAAACGAGAGGCTGATATGGCTACACTCGCAACAGATGTCCCTGAAGTTGTTAAAACCACATCGGAGTCAAAGAAATCCTACGCATCGCAATTGCCAGAGCCGAAAGGCTACAAGATTTTAATTGCGCTTCCCGAAATCGAAGAAAAAACCGAAGGTGGTATCATAAAGCCGTCCGACTCCCGACATGAGGAGTCTATCGCGACTGTCGTGGGCTGGGTAATGTCCATGGGGCCTGATGCTTACGCCAATTACGCCCGATTCCCGAGTGGTCCGTACTGTGGGGTGGGCGATTGGGTTGTATTCCGGGCCTTCAGCGGTACCAGAATCAAGATTCACGGGAAAGAACTCCGTTTGATTAATGATGATACTGTCGAGGCAGTCGTAGAAGACCCTAGAGGCGTGGAGAGGGCCTAACATGAGCAACGAAACTGGGCAAACGAGCAGTGAAGATAGGTTTTTCGGGGTGACAAATACGATCATCGAACCCGAAGATGCGCCGGTTCCTGTACAGGAAGAACAGATTGAGATTGAGGTTGTGGATGATCGTCCGCTTGAGGATCAGGTGGATGACGATGCACAAAGTGCGGATTCTGTTGAAGAGGACGCGGCCACAGACAAGGAAATTGAGAGCTATGGCCTGAAAGCGTTCAAGCGCATGAAAAAGCTCAAGTGGCAATACCACCAAGAGCGTAGGGCGAAAGAGGCATCCGAAAGGATTTCGGAAGAGGCGGTGAATCATACGCAAATTCTGCAAACTGAGAATCAGAATCTGTTGAAGCTTGTCGCGGAATCGCAGCAGGCTTTGACAGAGAGAAGCCAGCATGGTGCCGACGCCACGCTCGCCATCGCACGGGACAATCTTAAGAAAGCCCATGAATCTGGCGATGCGGATGAGCTTGCCGCCGCGCAAGAATACTTGACAAACGCCCAACTAGCTCAAGCGGCTGTACCTGGGGTCTCGCAGAATGTCATCAATAACTGGAAACAACAGGTGTCGGCCTCCCAGCAGCAACAGGCACAGCAACAGCAAGCCATGCCCCAGGTGCCGGAACCGGATGCAATGGCCGTGGAATGGCAAGGCAGCAATCCGTGGTTCGGTGTTGATAAGGAAATGACAAGTTTTGCTTATGGTGTACACGAGAAGTTGATCAGTGAGGAAGGTGTTGACCCAAACACTCCAGAGTATTATCAGTTAATTAATAAACGTATGGAAGAGGTTTTTCCAGCGCACTTCGGTAACAACGCAGCGGCATCTAGTGGGTCCGTTGTCGTTGAAACCGCACCTCGTCGCAGGGCTAACCCTGTGGTCGCTTCAGTATCTAGGAACAACGGTCCGGCGCCACGCAAGCTTGTTTTAACCTCAAGCGAAGTGGCGGTCGCAAAGCGCATAGGGGTAACACCCGAGCAGTATGCAAGACAAAAAATGAAAGAGGAGATGTCCTGATGCCTGATGACCGCACCCCAAGGGAACCCAGAAGCGTTGACACCCGTGAAAACGAGGCCAGTGCTTCCTCGTGGGAACCCGCATCTATTCTTCCAGACCCTGATCCGCAAGACGGCTGGGTGTTCCGGTGGATACGAACTTCTATGGTAGGCAACCCAGACAACACGAATGTGTCGAAACGCTTTCGTGAAGGATGGGAGCCGGTTCGTGCCGAAGATCATCCCGAGCTACAGATTATGAGTGATCATAATTCGGATTGGTCGAACAAGGGTGGAATTGAAGTCGGCGGACTTTTGCTCTGTAAGGCACCGGAAGAGACGGTGGAGAAGAGGCGTGCTTATTTTAGAAATCATGCCGAGTCACAGATGCAAGCTGTCGATAATGCCTATATGCGCGAGAACGATCCCAGGATGCCTGTTTTCGCGCCTGACCGTAAAACTCGTGTAGCATTCGGTGGCAAAGGTCGCTGATGCTACGATATGACTAGGTAAAGGTACTTATGGCTACTACAGCGGCCCCATACGGGGCTAGACCCATTGGCACTCTTAGTGCTTCGGGGTCATTCAGCAGCAAGACGAGACACCTGCCGATAGGTGCTTCTTATGGCACCCAGATTTCTAATGGTGATTTTGTTAAGGTTGTGGCAGACGGTGAGATTGAGAAGGATGCTGGTACTACTGCCCTGACCGCAGTTGGGATCTTTTTGGGTTGCTCTTACACGGACCCAACGACGAGCCAGAAGACATTTTCAAATTACTGGCCTGCATCTAATGCGGCCACTGATGCGATGGCGTATGTGTTAGACGATCCTTTTGTCGTCTTTCAGATGCAGTCCGACGAGGCGTTGAATACTACGGATCGCGGACTTAATGCATCCGTTGT